ATGTACCCGCGTTTGATAGCAACAGGCAATTCGATGGTATTTATCGTCTTTTGCAAAACACTTTCTAGATCCATCGTCAGCCCCCTTTCGTCCAACCAACAATAAATGCTTGCTTCCAGTTATTCATGTACAAAGACTTAGCTTTTAAATCCCATCGCTTGGTAGCAAGTGGATGCTGATTGCGTGTGTAATTGACTACTGGGCTACCATTGACAACGCCGTAAAATTGCGCTCTTGCATACGGTGCTTGCCAACTGATGTGATTTTTAACCGTATGACCAGTGTTAGACAAGTGCCCACTTTTGAACGGAACAAACTGATCCATGTCAGCGGCTGCTTGATTAGTTGCATGATACAAAGCTGAATCAAGTCTACTGGATGAACCCTTTTTATCAAATCCATCGCCATGAAAAGAAACTGCTACACTCATCACAACACCTCCAATTCATAACTGTAAACACCGTTACCAAAAGGATCTTGATTGACAACAATATTGGTGATCGTCCACTCTTTTCCGGCATATTTGATCTTATTGCCTACATCTTCTCTGGAAAGTTGTGGCATCGGATCAGATACGCCAGTAAACAAAAAGACAACTGCATTAGCCGTGATCTCTCGACTATTGCTGTTGCCTGTATAAATCGTTTGCTCTTGTACGATCACGTTATTTACTTGTGTTGTCGTCTCTGACTTGAGTGGTTTGCCCCAGTCATCAGTCTCATCGCTAATACCGGTTTGAATGATCTCTATACTCTGATTACAGAGCTTCTTGCTAATTCGTGGTATCTTTACCATTTTGACCCCACCCCACGATACAAAAGACCATATCGGCCCAAAAGCTGATAAGCTTCTTTGCAGACACCGCCAACAGTCCCGTTTTTGATCGGGTCGATCGCTGATGATAGCGATAGCCGCCCAATCGATACGCTTTGAAAGTTATCTCCAGCGTCATAAGAGGCTGCAACGCCTGTCTGCTTGATGAAATCAATCTGTTCGCAAATAGCAGACTTATAGGCATCTACTCTATCAGACCAATCATCATGCTCGATGTCATGGCCTTTATAGTAATAGTTGGTAACAGCATCAATATGACGTTGTGCCTGGGCTTCGATAGTTGCAAAATCATCGTGATCGATTGCTTGGGTATATCCTAAATCGATGTATTCTTTTAACGTCAAATTTGCTACCCATTTCATGAGATCACCTCATTAAATTGTTTATCCATTAGTTTGAGATGCAGTATCTGCTTTGGACAAGTTAGCAACGATACCATCTTTGCGTGATTCAAGAACAAATAAATCGTGGTATAAGCGGTTTTGGTAAAGGTAGCCGTCGCCTTCTGTATGCTCGCCTGGCGCAAACAAGTAGACTGCGTTTTCCTTCACGACCTGGATAACCGACGGCTTAGAAACAAACATAAAGTCGATGTTTTCGGCGCTTTCAGTTGCTTTGAAACCATCTGAGAAATCATAATCAGACATGAACCGTGATCCATCCCAAATTTCGATCAATTGAATACCATCAATTGATGCAATGCGTGAGTTAAGCGCTGTGCCTGCAACGTTTTGATCTGTGATAGTACGAGTAAATGCAGTGGACTGCTCTAACTTGTTCATAGTATCACTAGAAACGAAGCCAACAATATTTTGCGGGCCGTACTTACGCAAAGGCATAATAGCATCTTTGATAGCGCCATAAACGTTGCTCTTAGTAAGTTTAGTGCTACCAACTTGCCCTGTGCCTTGCGCTGCTTTAACCATTGTAGAAAAACGGTAGGCGTCCAATTCAGGTTGCACATGCTCTGTGATAAACACGTTTGAGATGTTAGCCATCGCTAATTCTTGATTAGTTTCATCTACGTCTTGACGATCGATAAAGAATTCAACGTCACGATCTTGTCCCATTGTATAGACCTTTTTAGAATCTGTGACAGTTCCTTCGTTGTAGCCTTTGCCACGAGTATGATTTTTCAAACCGGACGTGCTAATTGTGCGAAGTGTAAATGATTTACCACCGTTGACCAAATTAACATCAGCGTTACCAATCGCTGTTGTCATAAGCCCTTCTGTGATTTTTTGATCTAACATAGCTCCGTCTTTTTCAACGTAATTAAAAGTAGCCATTTAATAATTCATCCTTTCTCTAACTAGTTACTTTTTAACCCTAGAGCGTTACGAAATGCGTCACGATTATCATCATCGCTGTTACCACCGCTAGGATTTCCACTGATCGTTGAATTACTTGTGTTTTGAGATTGAGTTTCAAACAAGTAACTATCACTTTCCTGCAAACTAGACAACTGATCATCAAGACCTGTCAAAATGCCATCATCCCCCATTTGGATCTTATCCATATCGAGTAATGCACGCACTGCTTTACCATTTCTAGCATTCGAGCCTGCGATAGCAACATCAACAGCACTGTTAAGCTTCAAACTAGCGATCTTCTTTGCGCTTTCGTCTTGCGACTGCTTAAATTGCTGTTGTAGATCGTTCAATTGACCTTGCAACGCTTCGTTGTCCTTAGCATTCTTTTGCAGATCTTTAAGCTTAGATCTGTTACTATCTAACTCATTCTTATATTGATCTCGCTCACCAGTGATAGTATTGACTTTTGAATGCAGATCGTTCATTTCTGCTGAGTGCATTCCCATCACATTATTTACTTGTTCATCAGTTAATCCCATTTCACGTAATTCTTCACGTTTCATGCTACTTCCTCCATTCGATTTTTTTACAGAGCAACGACTCTGACAAAAAAGTGCATAAAAAATAGCAGTTTAACGACATGCTTAGGTCAAATATTTAATTTTTTAGACTTCAGAAAGTCGAATTTCTTTAATTTCGTCTTCAGAAATGGTTAATCCTGATTCAAAACCAACTCTATTTACATTGGATAAATCAAGCCACCACTTTCCATCTTCCGAATCTCCCGGTGGTTCTACTCCTCGTACATAACCTACCCATTCAACATCATCAACATCAACTATATTCACAGTTTTTCCCAAATATTTATTTAACACTATTATCGTCACCTCTTTCTTTATGTTTGTAAGGTACTATGTGCGTACGTTTTGCGGAATGATGGATCTTTATCCAATCCGTTTCTTCACCGCTATTATAGTCGACGCCTAATATGTGGTCAACTTGAACAATTTCTTTCCCTGTCCATTTGCCTTTTCTAGTCTTTTCTACCTCACCTTTCCCTGAATACTCCTCCAACAATTTCTGCGGATCTTCATTGTCAAACAAATAACTCTTGCCTGGAAGTTTTGTGGACTCCATATGTGGGGCTTGCTTTTCTTCATTTATTTTCATCCCCCATTGTCCTGTCTCAATCATAGTTTTAGCATGAATTTGTGAAGGAGTTTTCGGAGTATGTTTTTGCTTTATAAACAAACTCACTGCATTTTCTCGACTGTAATCCCTAACTAAAACTTGATGTCCTACATCTCTATTTGTTTCCGATATGAGTTCTCTTAATCGTTTTTGCCTGCTCTTAATCAACTCTTTAGATCGACTAATCTCATCCGTATCGTTCAATTCTTCAGCAACAGCTAATCTCCTTTTAGCATCTCGTATGGATCGTTCATACTGTCGTTGCTTCTGCTGCAAAGTAGCATTTCTTATTGCTTCTTTTGGAGTGACAGTGGGATGCTGATTATTGGTATTGATTTCCTCAGAAAAAGGATAGAAAATATGATGACAGTTAATTCCTAAAGTACCGCTAGCTTCACCATATCCATGGTTGTAGATACTGTCATACTTTTTGTTATAGCGTGAATCGCTTGGTGGAACCATGTTGACAACGTGACCTTGTATATGCGCGCAAGCTTCACGGCTTGCCATGTGCCAGCTCATGACACACAACGTTTGGTCAAAATCCTTCATGCGTTGTGTTCTCAGCTGATTGTAGGTTCTATTAGTCGTTGTCGTTATCACTGTACGTGTGTACCCTTCAAGACTCCAACGATGTCCAGCCTTATCAACTAAATTAGACTGTAAACCTGCGTCGACTTGCTTATAAATTGCATCTTTGATAGCTCTTTCGTTTGTTTTCAAACCTGTCATGCTTTCGATTGTAGCTTGCTTTAAAATAGCTTGATACGCTCGCATTGGTGCACTGTTGCCATAATTTCGAGTAATCAATGATTGATTGACGTTGTTATTGAGATTTTCCCACGTTTGCAATCGTAAAGCGTCTAATAACGCACTAGCCTCATCGCTGACTGGCACAGATTGCTGTTGCACACGTTGCAATTCTAAATCAGCTTCATTGATGATCGCAATACCGTTACTATCAACAAAATCATAGATAGCTTGCTTAGAAATGCCGTCATAATCAGCAACAAGCTTAATAATACGATCGTTTAACACGCCCATCTGATTAAGTTGCTCAATCTGCCATCTCAATACATCTTCTTTTTTGACGTTGGCAAAATCTGCACGCTTTAAAGCTTTAATGATCTCGTTAAATATACGATCTTGAAGCTCACTATACAGATTAATGATGTTATCGCCAGCGACCTGCATTTTATCTCTAGCATTCATAACTATTCAACTTCTTCCGGCTCTTCGTCAATAGCGTTATAGCTATATTCTGGACTTTCTAATTCAACTTGCTTGAGCCACTCATCAGCTTCTTGTTCAGACAAACCGTAATTGCGAATCAAGAATTGTTTCTTAGGCATAATCGATGCAGCAGTCGCTTTTAGATCTTCATCGAGTTGCTTATCCTTGTCAACGAACAAGCCATCATCGAAATAGATCGCAAAACCTGACGCATTCTTAGCAACGTCATACTTGAATAGGCCGTTGACGTTAGCAAGTTCAAGAATTGCATCACACAGATCTTTGATAGACTTTTCGACCATCGTCAGATAGCTTGATCGTGTCTGATATGTCATAGAATTGTCTGATACAACTTCAGTAGCAGTCTTTAAACCAGCATCACTATAACTGAAAGTTCCAGCACTCAAACCGATTTGAACTTCAAACTTCTTCAAAGCGTAGTCCATTGCAGATTTTAGCTGTTCAACTCTCATCTCGCTTGTTACATCAGTGATCTTGAAATCATCGCCGTTAAAACCGACATAAGTAGGATCTTCTGGGTCAAAGTAAGGTCGGTGCACTTCATCGATCTTGAGCATTTGCTCTGGGACAATGATCCTGCGTTTACCAAATTTAATTTCACGTTGCATAGCGTCGTTGATCATATTGATGTCGTTCAGCTCACCACGAGCATTATCAGCGATACCAACGCCCAGTGGACTTTCAAGGCTGATATTATTTGCTCCTGGCGTATGGAAATACGCAAAAAGCGGGCCACTTAATTTACCAAGATCGGTCTGATCTTGCAGGTTCTCGTAAATTCTACTTAGTGGCACCCGATAACCAATAGCATTTTTATTGTCAGAGCGATACAGTTCATTAGTAACGATGTAATTGCCTTCTGCATCCCACTGGTGAAACTCCAACAGTGAGTAATAGATCACTGTATGATTTTCAATGCGTTGCGTCTTTGACACGATCGCACATTCTGGAATATCGTTCGTATTACTTCGTAGTGGATAAAACTGATCAGCTCTGATCCATGCGATCTTAATTTTGTCATTGTCCACGTATGGACGCATAGCAAAACCGCCCGCCACGATGCCTTTTTCAAGGTTCAGCTCAAAGTGATTATAGAAATCATTGTCAGCAAGCACATCAGCGATATACTCGTTGACAGCTTCATCTTCAAAGCTGACTCTGGCTTTTTCATTAAAGATGATAGACGCCATGCGACGTGCTGCAGTCTTAGTCATGTTTAATGTGTGTGGCTTACGACGATACGTTTTATTGCCCACACGTTCAACGACTGCATCATAATCATTACGATACATTCTAAAATCTTTTGCTATTCGCTTGTATTCACTGATAGGGATATTGATGCGACTGTCATCGGTCACATCAATCAAGCTTTGATTCATACCCACGTTAGCACCTACCCTTCTAAATAAATTTCGCAGTCCTTCAAACATCACAACACCACCTTTAATATTTCAAACCAAAGTCACGTAGATTGTCTAAAACTAGATACTGGAAAGCATCGCAAGTGTGATCATTCTCTTTGATAACTCTAGGCTTGTCAGTCTTCAAGCTATCTTCATCCCATCGATAATCACGATGCTGTTTGATAAAAATTTGATTTTCTGGGATATCTAGGTAATACACTCGACCAGTCGCAAGCAAGTTTTGCACGTTGTCTATCATCTTAACTTTTTCTGTTTTCGCTACGTGATGATAGCGCTGATTATACAGCTTATACATTTCATGATCTAAAGCAAAATCACTTGTCGCACTGTCTGCAGACTGTTTATAAAAATGCCTACCCCACTGATTTATCCATTTTTGTTCAATCTCATACAAATCTTTGGCAATGTCAGACGGTGCTTTTTTGCGTGCTTTGCCAACAGGATCATAGTAATAAGTGTTAAGCACTATCACACGTCCTTTGCGTGTCAAAGCAACGCATATTTCAGTTGTTGCCGACACTTGTTGACCGCTATCTTGACCAGTGTATAACTCGATGATGTCGTCATCTTCTGGGATGTCTTTAAGTGGATGAAACAGTGTCTCGTTATAAATGCTATTACCTAGCCCAACAACTTCGCCCAAATACAACCATCGATAATAGTCTGAATCGTTTTCTTTGTACTTCTCAATGAGTTTTAGTTGCTGATCAGTCGTAAAGCCTAGCTCATCATCTAGGTAAGTGCTCGTATCGACAAAATAGTCTGGATCGTTTTCTTTATCAGTCACCCACTCATTTACCCAATCGTAGGGGTTTCTTGGTGGGTTATAACTAAAGAACACTTGAACCTTATCGATATACTTAGCTTTTTGCCGTATAAACGTGGGTATCGCTTGATCAAATACACCGGGCCCTTTCATGTTCGCAGCCTCCTCAAACCATACCGAAACAATATCTCGAACTGTATTTGACTTCAGCTTGAACGGATCATCAGCACCATAAAAATAAAATGTGCTACCTGTACGTCTATGCACGATTCTAAGCGGTGATGAGTATGCTCTGAACTCATCAGATACATGCAATAGATCCATAGCCCACAAGATCTGATTATAGACACTATCGCGCAAATAAGTCGCATTTTCACGTACACAGATCACATTAGCTTTGTGATTTTCTTGTACTTGTTGCAATACATTGACAACTAGGCGCAAACTAATCACCGACGACTTGAACGAACCACGACCACCCTTAGCGATAATATACGGCTTTTTAGTGTTCCACATCTTGTAAAAGTGGGGGTTGATCTGCTCGTTTAACTTGATCACATTAGTCATCTGGTTGGTCCTCCTTGATGTTATCGATCACAACTGTTTTTGGCTTGTCGCTTGTGTCATCAGCATTTGGCAAACGGTTAAGCAATTCTTTCATCGCTTTCTGTTTGTCATACATCTCAACAACAGCTTCGCCATCATTAATGCGAATGCTTTTGACGTTAGATGTATCGATCTCGTTGCTGTCTTTGAGCAAGACTAGATTTTCATAGTAGAATGCTTGCTCTCCTGTTTCTGGGTCGATTTTAGGATCTAAACGATAGTGACCGTTTGCGTCTTCATATGG